CTGCTCCCACAGGTCTGCGATGTCCCCCGCGTACTGGTTCTGGTAGGTGGGGGCCTTCCCGCCGTCGAAGCTGGAAGGGGAGAGGGGGGCAAGGTAGAAGCTCCCGCCGTTGTCGCCGCCGGTGTAGTTGCCGTAGCTGCTGCGGATGCCCTCCGCTCCCAGGTTGGCCAGCGCCCGCGCCTCGTCCGTGGTGGCCGCGTGGTAGTCCTGCTTATACTTCAGCAGGCTCATGCCCGCGTCCGGGTTCCGCTGGGCCAGGCTCAAATCCGCCGCGGAGAACTCGCCCATCAGGCCGCTGTCCTGGGCCGCCTTCTGGAATTGGTCATAGGTAAAAGTCGGCATAGCTCTGCTCCTTTCTCACTGTCTGCCCGGCGTGCTCTTCAGCTCGCTGCCGGAATAGCTCTCCCGCACCAGGGAGTAAAGACGCCAGCCCCCGGTTCCCCGGAAGCGGATGCGGAAGTGGTCGCTGCGCCGTGGGATGATGGGCAGATAGAAGCTCCGCTTCACCGTGGCCGTCAGGGTGCTCACCGCCCGCCACGTCCCGTCGCTGTCGAACTCCATCTCCACCGCGACGGAAGCCCCGGCGTCCAGCTCCATGCGCACCTGCAGCTTGCTGGTGCCCTTCTTGTTTGGGTCATCTTCCACGAAGTCCCCGAACTCCGCCAGGCTCTCCACCGCGCCCTCCGGCGTGGCGTCCTCCGGCACCGTCCTGGTGTTCCCGTTCAGCCACAGCTTCCCGGTGGCGTCCAAGAAGTACAGCTCCGTGTTCCAGCCGAAGCCCACCGCCTCCAGGGCGTCCTCCTTGTGCCACTGGTTGAACCGTGTGTCGTAGACGAAGAGTGTCCAGCCCCCCTCCACGTCCTCCATGGACACGTAATACTTCACGCCGTCACTGCCCGCCACGGCGTTCCGGTATCGCTCCGTCCCGAAGGGGGCCGCGATGCTCTGCGGGATGCCGCCGGAATAGGCCACGATACCCACCCGGCTCAAATAGAACAGCACCTCCCCCGCGATGGCCAAGCTCATGTGGCTGCCTGCCTCCACCCCCAGGGAGGCGCTGCCCATCACCTGGTAGTTGCTGGGCTTGTCCCCGTAGACCTTGTAGATGTTCTCCTCTTTGAACATACAGGGGTATCCCAGGTAGCTGCAGCAGCCGGTAAAGTCCCCGGCGCTGCCCACATCCACCGCAAAGCTGTCCGTGGAAAGCCCGTCGAACACATTCCAGTTGAACGGGTCTCCCAGTTTGGAGGCGTACACCGTGTCCCCCTTGCAGCCCCACAGGCGGTTTTCATTCTCACAGATGAAGTCCAGCTCCGGCATCTCCCGTGCAATGGTCAGCGTCTCCGTGTCCCCGCCGGAATTGATGGTGAAGCTGTTCTCATAGAAGCGCAGGTTGTCCCCGTCGATTTCCCGGATGATGATGGTCTGGTTGTTGCTCTCGTGGATGGTGCAGCCGGAGATGGCCACAGCGTCCCCCACCTGGAAGATGTCCGCCCAGTTGGCCCCCGCCGCGTAGATGGTGTTGGCCTCCGCGCTCTCCCCGGCGTAGGTTCCGTCCTGGATTTTTGCGCTCCCGCTCCAGGATGCCTCCATGTCCCCAAACTCCCCGGTCAAGCGGTTGTACCACTTCTTGTCCGGCAGGATGATGATATAGGCCCCGATACTGGTGAACTGTTTCCGGCTGTCCGCCACGTCGCCTTTCTTCTCGCCGTCCGCGTAGAAGCCGGTGCCGTCCACCCAGTACATCCCGTCCTTGGCATAGAAGCCGTTGGGCTTCGTCAGGGTCTCCACGATATACCTGGGCAGCCTGGGGGACAGCAGGGGGTACAGGTCGCTGGTCAGGTTCTTCATGTCCCACAGCTCCCCGTCCTGGGCGTACAGGTTGTGGTTGTAGCCCTTGAACTCCGTTTGCTTCGCCTTCTTGATGCCGTCGGAGTACAGCATCTGCGGCAGGCCCACACTCATGCCCCGCCGCCTCCCTCCGGCTCCTCGAACTCCAGGAAGCCCTCCAGGGCGTCCAGCTGCGCCGGTGTGATGCGCTCCGGCATAGGAACCCGCAGGGGCTTGAAGTCCTCCTGGGCCTCCACCATGCCCAGCTCCGTGCGCCGCTCGGCGTACTCCTGGGCCTTCTCCTTCTCCCGGAAGGGGAAGGTGCCCCGCTCGGTGAAGATGATGTTGCCCTTCTTGTCCAGCTTGGCGTATTCCTTCGCCAGCTTCATCTCCTCCTTGGCAAAGAAGTCCACCTGGGGCTGCAGCTTCCGCTTCAGCATCACCAGGGCGTGGGCGGTCTTGTAGTCCCACTCCTTCTCCATCATGGCCGCCACCGCCGCGTAGGCGTCCACGCACTGCTTCAGATACATGATGTTCCGCTCCTTTCCTCACCCTGCCGGGGTGTATAGGTCTCCGTTGATGTACACGTCTCCATCGAGATAGACCGTGCTCCCGCTGATGGTGACGATGTTCCCGTCCATGGTCAGCCTGGTGCTTGCCTCGATGTACACATTCTCGCCCGCCTCGATACTGATACCGCCCGCCGCCTGCAGCTTCATGGCGAAGGCCACGCCCGCCACGCTCTCGGTGTAGACGAACATCCGGTAGCGGTTCTCGTACTGGGTGCCCGCGCCCTGGTCGTCCAGGCGGATGCCGCCCGCCAGGTATCTGGTGGACAGGTAGTAAAACTCGATTTCTCCGCCGTAATCCCCGTTGTAGTCCAGGACGGAGCGAAAGACGGAACCCTCTATGATGCAGCCGTAGATGTCGATGGCGGAGATGGTGCCCGTCTGGATGTTGTCCCCGTTGATGACGGTGGTGCCGCTGCCCTCCAGATCGGCGAATGTCACCATGCCGGTGAACTGAATCGTCCGGCTGGACATGACGATGCCGTTCATCAGCAGGCGGATGGTGCTGCTGTACTCCCCGTTGCTCACCGTCAGCGTGATGCTGTTCACCGTCTGCGTCAGGGAGGACACTTCCCCCTCCGCGTTGGTGATGCGGGTGGTCAGGCTCTGCGCTGTCAGCTGCAGGGAAGAGATGTTCCCCTCCGCGTCCTGCACCCGCGCCATCAAGCTGTTGGAGGTCTGCTGCAGCGTACTGATGTTCCCCTCGGCGTCGGTGATGCGGCTGGTCAGGCTCTGCGCCGTCAGCTGCAGGCTGGCCACCTCGCCCTCCACGCCCTCCAGCTGGACGTAGACCGGCTCCGTGATGATGTTGGCGATGCTGTCGAACTCCGCGTCGTTGAAGTTCTCCCGGCCCAGGTTGGCCATGGAGTAGCGCAGCTGCTCCAGCAGCATATACAGATAGTTTGTGATGACGCCGAACTTTTCGTCGGTGCTTTGTTCCTCCGTCAGCTGGGGGAACGACGTGTCCGTGGTCAGGATGTTGCTGGGCATCCGCGCCCCTCCTCTCCGGTTTTAGATCGGCGGGGGAGGGGAGGCCCCACCCCCGCCGCGCCGGTCAGTCTTTCACCACCGGCTCCATACCCACGGCTTTGAACTTCCGGTCGAACGCGCCGCCCCGATACTCCAGCACCAGGTTGCGCACCATATCGTGGGACAGGTCGATGACATCGTTGTTCCCGGTCTTGTCGCTGCCGTCGCCGCCCAGGATGCCCGCATCCATCAGCTGCTCGATGATGTCCCGGAACCCGTTTTCGTTGGGGATGTCGTTCAGTCTCTTGTAGCGTACCATGTCTTCGTCCTCCTTCAGCTCTTCCAGCCTCTCCGCCACGTCTCGGCGGAAGTCGTCCATGTTGTAGTCCATGCCCAGGCCCCGCCACAGGTGGTCAGGGTCTGCATGGTTGCTTGCGATGCCCAGTGCGTGCCCCTCCGCGTGGCTCACGATGTCCTGCATGGGGTTCAGCCCGTGGAATTTGCACAGCTGTGCGAACAGCTCCACCGCCTGCTCCGTGGTCTTCCGTACGAAGCTGCGGGCCGTTGTCAGGTCTGCGCAGGTGAAGCTGGCCCCGCCGGTGTACTTGATGTTCCCCGGCTCGCACATCTCCACGCCGATGTGGGTGTTGTTCCCGCTGGCCCCGCAGTGCCAGGCCCGCATGGCTTTCCCCGCCGTCTCCAGGCAGGGCAGGGTGATGATGGCCTCGTCCTCCCCGATGAAGCCGTGGACGCAGGCCCGGTCATAGCTCGCGCTGTTCCAATTTTTCACGAACACGCGGGGGTTCGGCTGGGCGCACCCTACGCTATGGAGCATCAGGCCCTTCACCGTGATGGTGCGCCCGCTCTGGTAGCACGGGTTCTTGGTCATATACTCCGTCACGATGGCCATGGCTCACACCTCCGCCGCCGGTTCCGCTTCCTCCGGCTCCGCCTCGGTCTTTCCCGCGTTCACGATGTCCGCCATGTCGCACAGGCCGTCAATCAGATCGGACAGGGCCTGGGTGTCCACCGGGTAGTTGATATACTCCGCGCTGGTCTTCACCATGGCCATAACCCATTCCTTCCGCGTGGCCCCGTCTGCGAACTTCTGCTCTGCCTGTTCCATCAGGTCAACCACCAGGCCCAGCAGCGCCTGCCAGTTTTTCTCCTGGGTGGCCTGCTGCACGTACTGCACCAGCTTGATAGCCAGAGGGATGCACGTTGCAAGCCCCGTCAGGATGGCCACGATAAGGGAAATAATCTGCTCGCTCATGTTCTGTTCCTCCTTACTCCACGATTGCCCAGTCTTCCGCCAGCATATCCGCCTGGGATGCCAGCCACCCCATCTGCACGCCGGAAGTCCCCACGAAGGCCAGCGCCTGGTTCCCGATTGCGTCGTGCTCCGCGTTCACCACCGCGCCGGTGGGGCTTTCGTAGCTGATGGCCTTTGCCAGCTCCACATACTGACCTTTCCCGTTCCAGCCCTTCCGGGCAATCCGCTTTCCCTTCTTGGCTGCCTCGATGGCCAGGCCGAAGGTCAGGTTGTCCGTGCGCCGGTATGCCTCCTCGAAGACATCCTTGGGAGACCAGCTCATGTACCCGTCCGGGTAGCGGACGGCGTAGCCCTCCTCCGCCTTCGCTCCCTCCGGGACAGGCCAAGTTGTGGGCTGCACCGTCTTCCCGTCCACCCGGTATGCAGGCTCTGCCTCAATGATTTTCGTGCCGATGAACTTCTCCATGGTCTGCTCCTTTCCGTCACAGGTCTTTCACTGTGTCCTCGTCCGCCGTCTTGTCCTTCTCCTCCAGGCCCACCGCGCCGAAGTCCTTCCGCTTCTCCAGCAGTGCCTTCAGCGCGTAGACCAGGACGACGCCGATGATTTCCGCCACGGCGGTCTGGCTCAAACTTTCGGCTATCTCCTCCCGCCCCAGGTATGCCAGCAGGTAGCTGCACCACACCCAGGCGATGCCGTTGGCCAGGCACACCCACACCACCCGCTTCATGGTGGTTTTCCGGCGTGCTGCCTTCTGCCCGGCCAGGCGCTTCCCTGGGGTGCTCATGTGGCCTTCTCCAGATCTTCAATGCGGTGGTTGGCCACCTTCACCTTCTCGGTCAACAGGTTCTCGGCCCCCTCCAGCTTCGCCTCGATGACCTCCATCCGCTGCTCCAGCTTGTAGGTGCGCTCCACCAGGTTGTTGTGCTTGTTCACCTTCTCCTCCAGCTCCTCCAGCCGGTAGGCGATAAGCGCCGTGCTCTTCCGGTTGGCCAGGTAGGCCCCCACCAGCGTCCCCACCAGGGACAGCGCGGCCACGATGACCGTCTCCATTTACGCCGTCACCTCCGTCCACTGCCACAGTCCTGCAGTGTCCGGCGGCCATACGCAGGGGGCCATGGTCAGGTTGCACAGGTACAGCTTGCCGTTGTAGCTGTAATACTTCCCCTGTTCCGTGTCCATCCCGTACACGAAGGGGATGGGGTCGTCCTCCGTCCCCGCGTGGGTCTCGTCGATGGGCCGGTAGATGGCCAGCATCCCCTCGCTGTCCGGCCTCTGGTGGGCCTGGGGCGTCACCGCCTGCACCACCCGGTACAGCTGCCCGTCCAGGTTCAGCACCGTGTTGGCCGCCAGCTCCTTCCCGGCTGCCAGCACCTCGTCCCAGCTTTTGAACAGGTCAGGCATCTCCAGCGCCTGCTCGTCCGGGATGTCCGTGGCCGCCTGGACGTACAGCTTCACCGCCGTCTGCATCTGCCCGGACAGCTTGGCGTCTGCCTCCGCCCTGTCCGTGGCCTCCTGCAGCGCCGTCCCGGCGTCGGTCTCCTGCACCAGCACCGTCTCGCACTCCGGCATTTCGTCCCGGCCCATAAGGTGGTACGGGGTTCCCGCTACCGCCACGCCCTGGGCCTCCGCCTCCGGGCACAGCAGGTAAAAGCCGTCCGGGTGCAAGCGGATGTAATTCACCTGCTCCGTCAGGGCCAGCAGCGCCCCGTCCTTCCTGATTTCATACATGGTTGTCCCTCCAGTCTCCGCTCTCGTAGAGCTTCCGATAATACTTGTCCATCCGCCGCAGCACCTTCCAACTGTTCCCGCGCCTCATGTGGCCGCGCCAGCTCTCGTATGCCGTGCGGACATCCTCCCGTGTCATGGTGCCTTCGTCCACCCACCGGCGGAACTTCTTCAGCTTCTCCCGCATTTTCCGGGCGCTCTTCCGGTGCATCTTCCGTATCACCCGCCCGGTCTGTGTCACCAGGAATTTGGTCTTCAGGAACCGCGCCTCTCCCAGCTTCACGATGCGGGTCTTCTTCCGGTTCATGCGGATGCCCAGCTCCCGGCACTTGGTCAGCACCGCCTCCTGGCAGGTCTTCAGGTACGCCACGTCCTCGTGAATGAGATACCCGTCGTCCATGTAGCGGCCAGCACCCCGGATGCGCAGCTCCTCCTTGATGAAGTGGTCAAGGCCGTTCGGCAGCATCAGCGCGTCAATTTGGCTCACCTGGCTGCCCAGGCCGAAGCCCACCGGCCCGAAGTCCTCCATCAGGCCGTTGGCCACGGCCCGCACGCGCCCGTCCGTGATGCGCCGCTCATTCTCCCGGTAGATTGGCCCATGGGGCGCGCTGTTGAAGTAGTCCGAGAAGTCATAGACCAGGATGCCGCCCTTCAGCCCGTGCTTGCGCACATGGCGCTGCAGGTGGCAATTCATCCTGTCCATGGCAAAGTCGATGCCCTTGTCCTTCAGGCTTGCCGCGTTGTCGTAGATGAAGGCCGCCGAGAACACCGGCACCAGCACGTTGTCGCACAGGCACCGCTGCACCACCCGCTCCGAGATGTGGACGCTTCGGATGTGCCGCAGCTTCCCGCGCTCCATCAGATCGAACTCGTGGAAGCCCTTGGTCTTC